GCAAGAACACCGCAAACCGAGAGCTTTCTCGCGGTCAGGCCGCAGCAAGCTTCTTAGCTAGAGGTGGGTTGATAGCTGCAAGCACAGCTATTTACTACACAATGGTTAGCGATGATGAGCAGTACAAAGAGCAGACAGAAGAAATAAAAGACAACTACTGGATCATACCAACACCTTCTGGTGTGCCAGTAAGAGTACCAATTCCATTTGAGGTTGGTTTGCTGTTCAAGACGTTACCTGAGCGAATCATCGACTCATACAACGACGGCACCACAGTTAGAGAAGCTCAGCAGTCTGCTCAACGAGCAGTCTTTGGGACGCTTGGCGTCCAGCCCCCACAGGCCATAACGCCGATTATGGAAGCTTTTATGAACTACGACTTGTATACAGGCCGACCTGTTACACCAGTATTCATAGAAGGCAACCTAGATCCTCAGTTCCAAGAGCTTGCGTCTACTACTGAAGTTGCCAAGAACATGGCTAAGGTTTTAGGCATAAGCCCAATAAAATTAGATCACCTGATGAACGGGTACGGTGGAACAATTGGATCTTATCTTTTAGATATTGCTGACCAAGGATTGAGAAGCACTCGTCTACAGGGTGACAACAAAGCTGTTCTTGCAAACAGGGACGTTTCTCAGTATCCAATCATCAGAAGATTCTTTGGCTCAGAGTTTGGTGGCGGTGCAAAAGAAGACTTCTACGAGATGTGGGACTACGTTAAGCGTGTAGAACAGACCGCCAAGGATCTGTACGAGGACGGCAGGACTGAAGAGCTTGAGAATTACCTAGTCAATAAGCGTCAGTTCTTGGGCATGAGGAAGCAGTTGCAGCCCACGGCAACCCTACTGGCCGACCTAAGAAATCAAAGAAGAGCAATCTTAAAAGCAGACCTGTCAGCAGCAGAGAAGCAGGAGTACATGAAGCTGATCAACGAGCAAGAGCAGTATTACTTGCAGATTGTGCCGACGTTAGAGAAGTACATTCAGTTGCCATCGCTCACTGAGAGCGTGGCAGACAGGCTATCGTCACTTATATAGGCCGCGTCTCGACTTCTGGCGACTTACTCGAACATTACGCAGTACCTTCAGAGACAGTCCTTCTTCTGTTCGTCGGACAGTAAAGCCCTTGCTAAGAGTCCCATCTCTGTCTGTAACGTAACCAAACGGCACCTTTTCAATCTTGCCGCCACGGGCTAGGAATTCTTCTACGGTTTCTTTATCGTCCATCTAAACCCCCAAGTACTTGTACCACTTGCCTTCACCTTCAATATCAATCAGACAATAACGCTGGCGTACGTTATAGATAGTCTGCACTGGCACCCCTATCTCATCAGCTATTCGCCTTGGCTGAACGCCTTTGTTTTGTAACAACAGTATCCGCATTATCTGGGATTCCTTCACTGGTGGCCGCCTGTCAGCAATAACCCGCTCTCTTGGTGGCTTAGGCTTTTTTGCGTAAGCCTCTTGCGATCTTATTGCTTGTACGAATTTATTCATTGTTACCTCGTTAAAGTCCCGCCTTCGGCTCCACCGGACGGGAACGGTGATGGAGGGAGTGATGAAGCCCCTGAGCCAATTCAAATTTAGTTGTGGCAGATGACCCGATTGGTGGTGACTCGGCTAGTCAACCGCCGCTGCGATCCACACTTCATCGGGCCTCTTTGTATTGCGGGAGATCAAAACCCCATGTTGGAGAGACTGATGCTGCCACTCACCTGCCTTTTTCTCGCAGTTATAAATCCTTAAACCTTTCGATATCGTAGTACACCACTGGCTCCATGTCTTGGTTGTCACTGCGATCAACGCGCCCACCAAAACCGACACCGTTTGGCTTTTCCTTAAAGTTAATCCACCCAGCCTGATCTTTCCATTTCACAATCAATATACAAGGAACCCCAGTTGCATCGGTCAAAGCCTTGGCCGCCATAACCTTGGACGCCGATATCATGTAGGTTTCGTAGACAGCTTTCCGCACCTTTCGGCACTTGATCTCAGCAAACAAAACAATATCCGGCCCTCGCCTGAAACTAATGTCAATTGGGTACTTTGGTGGATTTCTTACCGATTGCATGTTGTGCTTACTGGCAAACAAGTCAGCAACATGAGACTCGTATTCGATATCCTCATCGGTTTCGTATGTAGGCCTCATCTTGGCGTTGGGATCTTAAACCCCATCTCCGCTGCGGTATTGATCAGATTATCTATTAACCGTGCATATGTTATTACGCTGGTTTCACCGCTACGCTTCACAGCCCTGCGTCTAGGCCCAAACCTAGTCTGAACCTCCTCGCTGCCGAAAGTTATGCACAGCATTTCTTCATGCATCTCATCGGGCGTCATGCCGCAATGATCTGCAAAGCTGTTACACCATTTACGGTAATAGCTTTCCTGATTCCTGCTTCTGCTCTTCTGCACAGGCTTTAGCTCAATCACTAAGCCCTTCTTGCATTTCAAGAACAACTCCATGATCTCAGTGCTGCGGTTGGGAACTAGGGCGCATATCGGCCCCAGTATCTCCCCAACACCAGCGCCTTTAATATCAAGACGCATCGACCAAGAACCCTTCATCGTCCACTACAGGCGCTATGACATCCTTATGCGCTTCCACAAGCTTGTCTATTACCTCCTCAACACGATCTAAGGCCTCAGCCAGATCCTCAGCGTTACTTTCACGCACCATAGTCTCGCTAAGGTGCAGCAGTGCTGACCTGTAGTTGGGGTGCCAGCTTTTAGACCTCCATTCATTGCCTATCCACTTCTGCACTATCCAGTTCAAAGGATCAGAGGTGATTCTTGTTTTTTCATCAATCTTTACCACTATTGGCATCGTTTACTCCTTAAAACGGTATGTCTTCGTCAAAATCAATTGGATCAGCCTGTTGCTGCGGAGCCTCTTCCTTGGGCGCTTTGTAGACCTCAGTCCCAAGCCACTTGTACTCAGCGCCAGTCTGCTTAGCCACTCGGTTCCACATACCCACATCAATCTTCATCTTAAAATCAGGATCTGGGTTCGCCTGATTCTCCTTGTACATTTCCAAGAGTAGCTTTAACTGCTCTGGAGTAATGTAGATGTGTCCACGAAAGTCTGGGTGCTTTTCAGTCTTTTTGTTGTGAGGCCACAAGCCGCCTTCGCCTTTTGGATAACTAGTCATTAGCTTTTTCCTTGCTGTTAAGTTCGTCCTGCTTCGCCTTCATGGCAGCCGCAAGTTTGTCGTAGGATTTAGGGAACTTAGATTGGATATGGTCAACGGCTTTTTTGTTTGCCTCCCACATGCTACGCAGCCCCTTCTTAGTTTCGACCATGCCCTCAACTGTTGAGATCATCATGTCTACCCAAACATCCGCTTTCTCAGCATCGAAGGCGAGGTAGAACTCTTCTTCTTCTGCATCGTCAGCGTCTGCCTTTGGTTCTGGTTTCTTTTTGGCAGGTTGCTTGGCCTTTGGCTTTTGTTCAGCCACAGGCTCTTCAACCTCAGAATCATCCCATGTGTCTTCCGGCTGCACCTGCCCTTGGAAGATATGAAACCCCAACCCAAACATGGCTATTGTTTTAACCAAGCAGCGCATTTTTGTGTCACTGATGTCACGGGCGCTAGGGTTAGAAATAGCTTGGTTTTTGTAGTTCATCACAGGCAACCACATGTGACGGGCGTGGCCTTCGATAGCTACTGTGCAGTGAATAGTTTGCGATCCGTCACCGTGCATTTCTATTTCACCAAACTCGTAGTGGGCCGTGGGGTAATGCATCATCAGCAACCGCCACGCCTCGTTCCAAGGTAGGTACGTTAGTCCGTTCTTTTGCTTGGCGGACTCACCACATTTGACTGGGTAAAGGGTATCCCAGATATCGCGTAGCGATACGTTAGCTTCCATAATTGCACTCCTGCTATGGGTTAGTTTTGAGAACTAAATGGGTCTTTCTTGAACCCCGTAAATTTGTTTCGGTAGTACTTCTTGGGAACGCTGTAGAACTCTTCTAAAGCGGCCTCAATCAACATTGCTATTTCGATTGGCTCCAGCGCGTAAAACTGCGCCATAGGAAAGCCTGTTATAAAACCCTTAGCCCAAGTGAACGAGGCTTGCCCGTTGCTAGAGGCCATTTTCAATGCTGGTATCTGGGTTATCTGAAACACAGCAACCATCTTTTCATAAGTTTCTTTGTCAGTCCCGATCATCATCATTCTCCATCAGCGTTGGCTTTTTGTGCAAAAACATTTCGCACCAATGCATAATTTCATACACGGCTTCAGTTACTAGCTCTGGTTCGATTGGCTCAATCGAAGTTGAAAGAGTTCCTTTTTCAGAATCATAGCTAAAGTGCATGTGCAGCTTGCCTTTGTCCGTTTCCACATCAAGTCTCCAGTTGATTTTGATCACACCACCTCGCAACACGGCACCAATCTTGAGCGCACCGAGTAAACTCGCCCACCCGCTCTTCGATCAAGTGGTCTTTGCCAAGTGATTTAATGTAGGTTTCGGCCTCATCCCTTGACGTAAGGACGCGCACAGCCCGTTTTCGGCCCTTTTTGTTCACAGCGTATGTGGTTGGCTTCTCCCAACGCTCGACTCCTGTGCAGGGCGGTAGCACGCCTCCAGTCATGTGATCAAACTCAGCTTGTTGATGCAGCAACACCCGATCCAGTATGTACTGGTCTGTCTGCTCGACGCTCCACATCGGTATCTCTACCATATGGATTGGTGAGTCTGGGTAGTCTGGCTCCATCTGAGCTTTACGCCGCTGCCAATCACGCAGTATTGCAATGATCCTTAGCCCTTTGACTGGTAAATCTTTAGCAGACCTAACCAACCAAGCGTATGCATTGAGTTGATTGTGCCATTCGGTTTTGTCATGGATTACAGACCAGACAGACGTTACCTTGTAGTCACTTACCAGCACTCCATCGTCATGCAGTTCCTGCAAGTCAATTGCGCCACTGATCGTCCAACCCTCCACCTCAGCATAAAGCCGCTCCTCTGATACAACGCCCACAGCAGTGGTGTCCTCAACAGCCTTTTCAAACATGCCGTGAACACTGGTGCCGAAGCGTGACCAGAGAAAATCGACCACATCCTGAGACATTTCGCCTTCATGCTCCCGCTGCAAGATGGCTACCCTTGGGCTGTCGATCAACTGGGTCACTGACCTGTTGGACTTGCCCTTGGTGTAATCGTCCTGCGTCAGCGCGTCTACGACGATCTGAGGAAGGTTGAACTGATTAGTTATCTTCACTGGCTACTCAGCGTATTCGTACATGCTGATTCTGGAGTAGCCGCCCTTCTCTTCCTTACAGTTTTTCACTTTGTAATAGATGACAGCTTCCTTTGGCACGGTTTTGCGAAACTGAACCACATAATTGTGAACACAGCGCAATACATTTGCCTTGCCCAGACCTTCGTAGTCGTAAGGCACATCAAAATGCTGACCATGTTTTAGTTGCTCAATTGTTTCCATAAACTCAACCCGAAGCATGTACTCCTTCGATAGCGGTTTAGGCGCTTCTTCAATTTTGAACATATTGCACTCCTGCGTTTGTTCATTAGGCGACTCGGTAAACCCTGAGTCCACTTCGCCCTGAGTGGGGGTCTTCGTATTTCCTGACAGAAAATTTCGTATCCATCGAAACATGAGAGCTTTCATCCTGTTGCAATCTGCGTATTGCTGATCTGATTGCGTTGGTCTTTGCCTTGCGGTGATTTTCGTTATCAGTCGCAACAAAAAATGATTGGCTAACCCTCATCTGGCTGATGATTTCTTTGAAGTTGCTGGGAAGACTTTCGCCCGTACCCATCCGGTTGTCCTTGGGTAAGGGGACATTGTCCTCCAACACCAACAAACTGTCGTTTTGAATTGTCATAAGTTATGACTCCAGTGTCCTCTAGTTCTTGTAAGAAATTTTTTAATTTAGCCATGAGTCCAACAAGTGTGTGTTAAGGTGAAAGCCGAATGTATCAGGAACGCAATACGTTGACAACAGTAGACTTGAAAATATATGGTGAACCCGCGTCGAAAGCGAACGGCAGAAAGCTTGTGACAATACGCGGTAGACCTGCGTTTATCAAAAGCAAGAAGGCTAGAGACTATGTAGCTATGTTTGACAAGCAATGCCCAGTCTTACAGGAATTGTTAGAAGGGGATTTGTCGGTCACAATAACTATTTTTTACGCAACAAGAAGACCTGATCTAGATGAAAGTGTAATCTTAGATTGTATGCAAGATAGGATTTACAGGAACGATAGGCAGGTCAAAGAAAAGCATATTTTCTGGGGACTAGATCGTGATAACCCAAGAGCAGAAATTACGGTTACAGAGAAAAGTGATCTTGCAGACGGTTAAAGACTTAGACGGCAGCAGCGCCCGTGAGCGTATTGACGCCATCAAATTCTTTTACGATGAAAAGCAAGCAGCAGGGATACGGGTGGAACATCCGCTTGAGTTGAGACGCAAGGCTCTTGATGCGGCGAGGCTTGACGGGGTTCAGAGAACAAGAGCCGTCAATGACTTAGTGGAAGAGATAGAGGAGGAGTTTCTTAGGAATATGCCTACTTAGGCATCTTCCTAATTATTTTTAAGGTAATTTCTAAGCTTAGCATTTGCTTGGCTTGGCATATTCCTAAGACAACCTGACGGTTGATTTTAACCACAGCAAAAGCAGGAGTGCAAATGCTAAATCGAGAAGACTTGGATTCAATCCTAGTCCAGTACACCGAGGACAC